CAGTGGCATGAGCCCTCATGGCGCCACGTGCGCGAAAAAATGGGGGCCGACACCTCCCCGGCGCTGCGGGCTGATCCGGTGGAAAGTACGCGTACCGCTTTATTCGCTATGAGCGAGTTGGGGCTGTACCGGTGGTGGAGCACCGACGCGGGGTGCCGGCACCTACGGGAGAAAGAGGAACCATGAGTATCGCCATCGACGCATTAAAACGCATCGCGGATATCTCACGGCCAGAGAATGCCGCCACCGATCGCCTGTGCCAGGTGCGCCAGATTGCCACTGAAGCGCTGCAAAAATGTGGCGATGAGTCACCCGAAGCCGTGTTAGCCGACTTGTGGCGGGATTTGATATTTACCGACCCGCCATGGGTTACGTCGGAAATACGGGCGCGGGTTGAACGCATCATAGGTGCTGGAGAGAGTTTATGACGCATGCGACGCTATCCACGCCATATATCCAATATGACTGGAACGATCTGTTATGACTAACAACCGCTCAGTTACAGATGAGCTGGCACGTGGCGCGATCCGCGCGCTACTGGCCGGTGTGCGCCCGCCGATAGCGCCTGCCGATTGTGACGAATGGGAACCCTACGTGACAGTGCTGCTTGAGGCGTTTGACCAGGGGGGGGTAGCACGTGTTATTTGGGAATACAACCTGATGGCCGGTGATCTGGCGCTGGCGCGGTTGCTCGCCGGCGATCAGCCGGACAGCGCGAACGCGGTCAAGCCGCCACCCGGCTCGCCGGCAAACCCGAGGCCTCTCCCTATAGATGCCCTTCTGGATCAAGGCGCCGACGACGAGGGCAACGCGCAGAGTTTATATCTGCTGTTCGGCCACGAGTTTTTGTACTGTGATGCTTACGGCTTCCTCCAGTGGACGGGCACCCATTGGTGCATCGACGGCGCCGAGGCGGCCCTCGAACGGGCGGCCGTCTACACCTTGAAGCAGCGCCGCATTCTGGCGGCACGCGGTGGCTTTGACAAACTCGCCACAGCATCGGTGCCAAGCGCCCGTCACGTGAGGGACTGTCTCTTTCTATTTCGCTCCTTGGTCACGGTAAATGTCGATATGTTTGACTGCGATCCCGATACGTTAAACTGCGCGAATGGGGTGCTGAATCTGGCCACCGGCCAGCTCATACCACACGATCCCTCGCAGCGCTACACCTACTGTGTGCCGGTGGAGTACGACCCGAACGCCGACCAACGCATGTGGCGCGAGTTCCTGGCTGATGTCGTGGGTGGGGGGCCGGAGGTAATCGAGTACTTGCAGATGGCGATTGGCTACTCACTGACGGGCTATACCCGGGAGGAATGCTTGTTCTACGTGTTCGGGCCGACACGCTCTGGCAAGGGCACGCTGACGGAGACATTGCTCGCATTGTTGCCAAAACCGGTAGCGTTGGAGGTGGACTTTACCACCTTTACGGCCGCTCGCGATCACGACACGCAGAACTTTGACCTGGCGCCGCTCAAGCCGACACGTGTGCTATTCGCGTCCGAGTCCAACAAGTACCAGGCACTCAACTCAGGGAAGATCAAAAGCCTGACGGGGGGCAACGAGGTGCGGTGCGCGTTCAAGCACCGGGATCACTTTTCTTACCGGCCGCAGTACAAGATGTGGCTGGTATCGAATCATCCGGTCAACGCCGACGTGGACGATGACGCGCTGTGGTATCGTGTGAAAGTGATCGAGTTTCCCACGAGTTTCGCTGATCGGGAGGACACAAGCCTCAAGCTGCGGATGAAGCATCCGGACAACTTGAAGGGGGTGCTGGCCTGGGCCGTCGAAGGGGCGATCAAATGGTTTGCGTTGGGATCACATGGCCTCGGCCCCAAGACGCCGGATGCGGTAACCGCCACCACGCGCCAACATCGCGCCGACCTCGACTATGTGCAGTCCTGGTTGGATGAATGCTGCGAGGTAGACCCGGCGCATTGGTCGTCCAACGAGAGCGTGTACCGTTCCTATCGCCTATGGTGTGCCGACAACGGCGTTGAAGCGAAGAAGATTCGGGCATTTATACTCGCGCTCAAGGCGAAGAAATTTATCGTGGGCGCACAGAAATGGGTCAACGGCACGAAGAAACGCGGCGTTGTGGGGCTCAGAATCGTTATCTAGTTGGAACAGATACACAGATAGAACAGATAATTCTAGGTTTGTCTCGCGAAAGGCTTGTAAGAGAGTTTGTCGGATTTATCTGTTCTATCTGTGGATGTGTTCCATATACATAACGAGAAGGAGTAAACAAATATGCTTACTTTCACGACATGGCTGAAACAGCAGGCAAAACGGGATGATCCAGTAGGAGACCTTGCCGGCGATGTTAGCCGCGATTCATACTGGCCACATAGAGGTGGGCTAAGAACCTATATCCAACATCTGACAAATCATGGCGCTTGCGAGGATGCGATTAAGGCGCTTAAGCAAGCGTGGCGAGAGTATGAGACGTACATTCGGACATCTGTGTAGGTGCAATATGAGCCTGATTTATGATACCGCGCGCACCTGGGTAGACCGTGGGCAAAGCGTAATTCCAATTACCTACGGCTCCAAACGGCCGGCGTTTCGATTGCTTGAGTGGAGTGGCGCCGTGGATGATACGGGACGTGCGACACTGGAGCCCTTTTTCCACCGGTTGCCGACGGATGACGAACTGCGCACCTGGTTCCAAAGTGGCCCCCAGGCGGGTATTGGTATTATCACTGGTTACAACGGGCTAACGGTGCTGGATTTCGACTCATTGGACGCATACGGACTTTGGCTCGAATGGGCACAACATGCCGGTGATTTCACACGAGAGGTGTCGGCCACTGGTTACCGCGTTTTCTCAGCACGTGGTGTGCATTTTTATGTACGGACACAGGAGCAAGTGACGTCATTCCAAGTAGGCGCAGTCGATGTGAAAGCACAATGGGGATATGTGTTAGCGCCGCCGTCGCTACATCCGTCGGGTTGCCGCTACACCGCATGGGGTAAGGAAATCGCGGAGTGTGATTCGCTGAGTGACGTGTTTCCATTGGCGCCGGTAGCGCCGGAAAACAGGGTGCCGTCACCTTTCGCCGCAGCCAAAGATCCATGGGATGTGGCCACGAGGGCAACATACCACAGCATGGGGATTATTGCGCGCATTCGCGAATCGATGCGAATCGAAGATCTACTCGGGATCCCGTCTCGATCGGGTCGATCTCGTGTGTGCTGTCCGTTACATGATGACCGTCACCCGTCATTGCTCGTGTTCCATGATGATCAACGTATTCAGTGCCTCGCCGGTTGTGAAGGTGGCAAACAACTGGATGTGATCGATCTGTACGCGGCTCTACATGACATATCGTTACATGATGCCATTGATGTGCTAGGAGAAGAGTTGTGAAGTTTACCCATGACGAGTTGGAGCGACGCCACGATGTCTAATGCGAGCGGAGTACGAGCTGCGCGGCTGATGTATATCCGCGACCTTTTGCAAGAAGAACCCCGTACGGTGGCCGAATTGGCGCACCTGTGCGGCGTGAAAAGGCGGGCTATTTATTATGATCTCATGACCCTACAAATTCCGCCGTTGAATGTGCCATTGCAAACAGACGAGAGGGGCCGATGGCATATCGCTCAATTCGATGAATGATTTTGCACGAGTTGAGCATGCCCGTCAGCTAAACTGGTATCAGAAGATGCCAGTTTTTGTTGGGTGAGGATGATGACGCTGTCGAACAAACGCCGTGTGTTTGTGGAAGAGTACCTGCGTTGCTGGAATGCGACTGAAGCAGCCAAGCGTGCGGGTTATTCACCACGAACGGCGCGTTCACAGGGCCAACGTCTGTTGACGAATGTTGACATTCAGGCGGAGATCAAAGCCCGTACTGCTGAAAAAGCGATGCAGGCCGACGAGGTATTGCTGCGGCTCGCCGAACAGGCCCGCGCGGAGTATGCGGCCTACTTCAACGCGGATGGCACAGTAGACCTGGCGCGGATGTTGCAAGACGGTAAGGGGCATCTGATACGGGGCACCAAGTGGGATCGCAACAATAACTTGACTGTCGAGTTCTATGACGCGCATACCGCCCTAGTGGATATTGGCAAGCACTTGGGCCTGTTCAAAGATGGGGTACAGGTGGATATAAGTGATGCTCTGGCAGGCATCCTGGAAAGACTCGCTGATCAAGGCGGTACAGCAGACGACTGACGCCGTGGCATTCGCACGTGCCTGGCTGCAGTGGGAGCCGCATGCCGGGCAGCAGCGGTGGCTGCTGGCGCCGGCGCGTGATACGGCTGTGCTGGTGACGGGGCGGCGCTGGGGCAAGAGCGAGGTGGCGGCGCTGCAGGCGTTGTACTATGCAGTGTTCCGACCGAAAACGCGCCAGGGTATCGTCTCGGTGACTCTCGACCAGGCGCGGCTCTCGTTCGACGTGGCGCTGATGATGTGCCAGCGACAGCCACTTCTCGCCGCGTTGGTTGACAAAGTGCGCGACACGCCCTTCCCGCTGCTGCGCTTCAAGCACGGCAGTGAGATTACAGTCCGCACGGCGGCTCGCGAAGGCATCTACCTGCGCGGTCACAAGTTCCACAGATGCGTTGTGGATGAAGCGGACTATCTCTCCGAACGGCTGATCAACGAGGTCGTGCGCATGACGCTGGCCGATGTGGGCGGCCAGTTGGTGCTCATCTCGACGCCCAAGGCAAAGCGCGGCCTGGTCTACCGCGAGTTGCAGCGCGGGCTGGCAGGCGACCCGCAGGTATATGCCCAGACCGGCAGCACGTTTGAGAACCCCAACGTCAGCCACGCCTACATCGAAAGCCTGCGGGAGCGCATGACGGCGGCGGCCTGGCAGCGCGAGGTCGAGGGTATTTACGCCGACGATGATGCGGCGGTGTTCGGTTGGCAGCACATCCAGGCGGCATATGAGAGTGCGGATTGGACGTTGCCGATGCCACCAGACCCGAAGAAGCGGTTCGTCTGCGGGGCTGATCTGGCTAAGAGCGAAGATTATACGGTGCTCACCGTGCTGGACGCCACGCAGAAACCGTATCGCCTTGCTCACTTCGAGCGCTTCCAACGACTGCCCTGGCCGGCGGTAGCGGCCCGCATCCGTGAGGTCCACCAGCGCTACTCGTGCTACCAGACACTGATCGACGCGACCGGCGTGGGGGCGGCGGTGCTGGACGAGGTGCGCGACGTGGCGCAAGGGTACGTTTTCACCGGGCGCAGCAAGGTCGATCTTCTGACCAACCTGCAGGTGGTACTGGAAAAGCGCGAGCTGTGCTTTCCGTTTGTGCGAGAGCTGGTCGATGAGTTGCAAAGCTATGCCTGGGACGACAAGGCACTGACGACGGACTGTGTCATGGCGCTGGCGCTGGCCTGCTGGGCGGCGGGGCCGCGGGCTGGCGTGGAATACGCGCCGAGCTTGTGGGGGTAAGGATATCGATGAATATCGTCGACCAACACCTAATGGAGAATGTGGTTGCCGATGAGCTCGCCCGGCTGCGCAGTTACCGCGAGGCTTGGGAGGCGTATCACGGCGATTTCCCGGCGCCGCTAAAGACGCGCGTTGACCAGGCTGATGACAACGTCATCGTCAACTATGCGCGCACGATCGTGGACAAAGGCGTGTCGTTTTTGTTCGGGCAAGACATTCGCTTTGAATTGGATGAGACGCAGCAGACAGACGAAGAAGAGTGGCTCGACCAATGCTGGTCAGCCAACGGCGGTGCCGTGTTGTTACAAAAGCTGGCGCTGAATGGTGGTGTGTGTGGCCACGTGTTTGCCAAGCTCGTGCCGGTGCCACCGGGGCGGCAATATCCGCGCGTGATCGTGCTGGATCCGGCCAATGTGGCCGTAGGGTACGATCCCGGCGATATCGACGATGTGCTGTGGTACCGCATCCAATACACCGGTCGAGACGCGCGCGACGAACTGGTGACCTATCGCCAGATCATCGAGCGCGACGGCAACGTCTGGCAGATCATCGACCAGGAGGCGCGGGGTAGCGAGTCGTGGCGAACGATCAACACGGAACGGTGGCCCTATACCTGGTCGCCAGTGATCGATTGCCAGAATCTGCCACTACCGAATGAATACTATGGGCTGAGCGACCTGCCAGAGGACGTATTGCGACTGAACCGCTCGATCAATTTCGTCCTCTCGAACCTTGCACGGATCATCCGCTACCACGCGCACCCCAAGACGTGGGGCAGGGGCTTTACAGCCCAACAGCTCAGTATCGCTGTTGATGAGACCATCGTGCTGCCGTCGCCCGACGCCGAACTGCGCAACCTGGAGATGCTGAACGACCTGTCCAGCAGCATCGCGTTATACGAGCGCCTGCGAGAAGCGTTGCACGAGGTGGCGCGCGTCCCGGAGGTGGCGACGGGCCGGATGGAAAATGTGGGCCAGCTCTCCGGCGTGGCGCTGAGCATCCTCTACCAGCCGCTGATTGAGAAGACGGAGACGAAACGGCGCACTTACGGTGACCTACTGGTCGAACTGAACCGCAGAATGCTGGCCCTCGGCGGCTTTGGCGAGGACAACATCACGGTGTTGCACTGGCCGGAGCTGTTGCCGGGCGATGTGCTGCAAGAGCGCCAGGCTGCACTCCTGGACCATCAGCTTGGTGTTAGCGCGAGAACACTGCTCCAGCAGCTAGGCTATGACCCGGAGCTGGAGCAGCAAAAGCGCCAAGAAGAGGACGCCGCTCTGGGCGAGCAGCTACTAACCGCGTTTGACCGAGACGAGGCTGAATGAACGCGCTGAGCGGCTCCACTCGCGGCGAAATCCACCGGATCGTCGAACGCCACCGGCGTGAGCTGCTGCAACTCGAACGTGGCGCGGCCAGCGAGATGGTGCGCGCGTACGGCGGCATCTGGCAGCGGTTGCAGCAGGAGTTGGATCGGCTGCTGGAGGACTATAACGCTGCGCTGAAGGT